GTAAGTAATGCAAATCCACTTCCAGTCACAGGAACACTTGGAATTTCTACAACAGCAGTAGTATCAACTACTCTACCACCTACTCAAACTGATGCATTTGCAAGATTGAGAGTATCAAATCCACTTACACTTTTTGATAGTTCTCACAGATATAGAGACAATAATCTTTGGGAAAGTTTAGTTGTAGGAACTGGTTCAACCGTTGGATTTGTAACAGCACAAGGTTTAATTAATATTGGAGTTGGAACTACTGCTGGTTGCTCTGTAATCAGAGAGACTACAAAAGTATTCTCATATCAACCAGGAAAATCATTATTAATTTTAAACACCTTTGTAATGAATGCACCAAAAACAAATTTAAGACAAAGAGTTGGATATTTTGGTGTTGATAATGGAATGTATCTAGAACTTGATGGAAATACTTTATATTTTGTAGAAAGAAGTTTATCTACCGCAACCACAACCAGAGTCGCACAATCAAGTTGGAATATTGATAGGTTAGATGGAACTGGTGCTTCTGGTATCACATTAGATATTACCAAAGCACAAATTCTTTGGATGGATATTGAGTGGTTAGGACTTGGAACCGTAAGAATGGGATTTGTAATCAACGGACAATTTATTCACTGCCATTCATTCCATCACGCAAATGTAATTGAAGGAACTTATATCACAACAGCATCACTTCCTTTAAGATATGAGATTGCTAATACTGGAATTACTACAAGTGTAAGCACACTCAAACAAGTTTGTTCTACTGTAATTTCAGAAGGTGGTTATGAATTGCGTGGATTGCAACAAGCAGTAAATACTCCAATTACAGCACCAGTAGATTTACCTTCTCCTGCGGGAACTTATTATCCAGTTCTTTCTATTCGTCTCAAAACTTCTCCAAATAGATTAGATGCGATTGTAATTCTGACTGCACTTTCACTAATGGGTATTGGGAATGGCCCAGAATATAACTGGCAGGTAAGAGCATCCGCAACTACTAGTGGTGGAACTTGGGTAGATGCTGGTGTGGATAGTGCTGTGGAATATAAGATTGATGGAGGAACTGTAAGTGGTGGAAGAATTCTAGCATCTGGTTTCTTCTCATCAACCAATCAATCTTCCACATCAGTAGATATTCTAAAAGAAGCACTATTTAAGTTTCAATTAGAAAGAAATGGATTGACTGGAACTCCTTATGAATTGACACTGGTATGTGCCACTAATAGTGCTGGTGCTGATGTTTTTGCTTCGCTAGACTGGGAAGAAATCAGTAGGTAATTGAGTATTTTATAAATAACTAATAAAGTCTTTATTATAATAATGCAAAGAACAAAAGTAATTGAATCTGAAGTTTCAACTGGTGCAAGTGCTGGTGCTGCTACAAGCATTGGTAGTGCAAGTTGCGTAAGGATTCATAACAATACATCTGGTATTGTTACTGTTGGTGTTTCGACTCAAGTTGGTGCAGCAACAACCGTGTTTTTCAGTATGCCAGGAAATTCTGTAGAGTTTTTAGAAAAACTTCCTTCAGATGTTATTTGGACTTCATCAGAAATTAAAGCATCAAAAGTAGGATTTACTAACTAAAAGAAATGAAACTTATCACAGAAGAAATAGAATCAGTACAAGTTCTTACCGAAACTGTAAATGGCAAAAAAACTCTTTATATTCAAGGAGTTTTTCTTCAAAGTGAATGTGTAAATCGTAATGGAAGACTCTATCCATTTTCAATTATGGAAAGAGAAGTGAATCGTTATAATGAGAATTATGTAAAAAAAGGAAGAGCTCTTGGAGAACTTGGGCACCCAGATGGTCCAACAGTAAATTTAGATAGAGTTTCTCATAAGATAACTTCTTTAACTTGCGAAGGTAAAAACTTCATAGGTAAGGCACAAATTCTTTCTACTCCTATGGGAAAGATTGCAGAATCTCTTTTAAATTCTGGAGTTTGTTTGGGGGTTTCTTCTCGTGGTATTGGTTCTCTAAGAGAAAATAATAATGGATATAAAGAAGTTGGTGAAGATTTTATGTTAGCAACTGCTGCTGATATTGTTGCCGACCCTTCTGCTCCCGATGCATTTGTTCAAGGAATTATGGAAGGTGTTGAATGGATTTATGATGCATCAAGAAATGACTGGTTGATTGAAAATACACAAAGAAAGATTAATAACTTGGTGGATAAAAAATTACTAGAAGATTATAAGTTATCTCTGTTCAATGAGTTTCTAAGCTCACTGTAATTTATTAAAGTATAAATAAATATAGTTTATAACTAAAGGTTAAACGGAGAGTTCAAATGTCTCGTGGAGATTTACAAGAAATGGAAGTAGGCACTAAGCAATCCAAAACCGCTGTTAATGCAAATGCTAAAGCAGCGGATGCTATGCCACATTTATCAGGTTCTACCCCAGGACAAACTGGTGGATGGGAAGATCTTGGGGGACCTACTCCCGAGAATTATAAGTCTGATGACGATTCTGCAAAATTAAAAACTCCTGGTGCAACCCTTAAGCAAGTTAAGGATGTTGTAAATAAGGGTGCCAAATCTGCTGAAGCAATGAAAGCAGTTAAAGAAGAAGAAGATTTAGATGATGAAGATCTAATTGATGAAGATGAAATTTTAGAAGATGAAGAAGTAGTTGAAGAGTCTGCAGAAAAAGAAGAAGAGACTCCTAATAAAAAAGCAAAGAAAGAAGAAGACGAAGAAGACGAAGAAGACGAAGAAGAAGAAATGAAAGAAGAATTTGATATCGAAGAAGATGTCAATGCTCTTCTAGAAGGTGAAGAACTTTCCGAGGAATTCCAAGAGAAAGCACGTACTATCTTTGAAGCTGCTCTTCGTTCTAAGGTATATGATATTAAAGAATCTCTTGAAGAGCAATATTCTATTGCTCTTGCAGAAGAAGTAGAAGAAATTAAATCTATTCTCTCTGAACGTGTAGATGCATACCTTGAGTATGTTGCTGATGAGTGGATTCAAGAAAATGCACTAGTTATCGAACAAGGTCTTAAGACCGAAATGACCGAATCATTCCTTCAAGGAATGAAGGGTCTTTTTGAAGAACATTATGTATCAATCCCTGAAGATAAATATGATGTGCTAGAGAGCATGGTAGAAAAACTTGATGACATGGAGACAAAACTCAACGAGCAAATTGAGAAAAACGTTTCCCTTAACAAGCGTCTCGCAGAGTCGGTTGCTGATGGAATCTTTGAACAGGTCTCTGATGGTCTTGCAGACACTCAGAAAGACAAGCTCGCTTCACTTGCCGAAAGTGTTGAGTTTGAAAGTGAAGAAGAATATCGTGAAAAACTGGAGACTTTAAAGGAATCATATTTTCCTTCAAGAGTAGTTTCTCCATCTGCAAGAACTGAAACTTTGTCTGAGGGTCTAGATGCCACTCCCGAATCTTATTCGGATTCAATGGCTGCTTACTTGAAGACTCTTTCAGCATTCAGCAAATAATTGAATTTAATATAATTCAAACCAAAAACAAAACACTTAGTAAAAGGTAAAAGCAAATGTTTCAATCAGAGCATCTGCAGGAAAAGTGGGCACCTCTTCTCAACTATGAGGGTCTTGATCAAATCAAAGATTCGCATCGTAGATCGGTAACCGCTGTTCTGCTAGAAAACCAAGAAAGATTCCTCAGAGAGGAAAGCGCATTCCAAGTTGGAAATCTTTCCAACCTTATGGAATCTCCAACTAATGCAGTAGGTAATGGTGGATTCACTGGATCCGCAACTGCTGCTGGACCTACCGCAGGTTTCGATCCCGTACTGATCTCACTGATCCGTCGTTCGATGCCTAACCTGATCGCCTATGATATTGCAGGCGTTCAGCCAATGAGTGGTCCTACTGGACTTATTTTTGCAATGCGCTCACGTTACACTAACCAAAGTGGAACTGAGGCATTCTATAACGAACCAAACAGCGCATTTTCTGGACAAAACTCAGCATTTGATAATGTTGGTTTTGGTAGCACTGCTGCTGGTATTGGTACTACTTCACAAACAGGTTCTAACCCATCAGTTCTGAACCCAGTTGGTGGTGCAGGAGACCAGACTGCATATAATACCGGTACTGGTATGCTTACCGGTGATGCAGAAGCACTTGGCGATGGCGTAAATGGTGACCAGTTCAACCAGATGGCATTCTCGATTGAGAAAGTCACTGTTACTGCAAAGTCACGCGCTCTGAAGGCTGAGTACTCACTTGAGCTTGCTCAAGACCTTAAGGCAATTCATGGTCTGAATGCTGAAGCGGAATTGGCAAATATTCTCTCAACTGAGATTCTTGCTGAAATCAACCGCGAAGTTATCAGAACCATCTATAAGGTTGCTGAGCAAGGTGCTGTTCAGAACGTTGCAACTCCTGGTATCTTTGACCTAGACATCGACTCCAACGGTCGTTGGTCGGTTGAGAAGTTCAAGGGTCTTCTGTTCCAGATTGAGCGTGATGCTAATGCTATCGCTCAGAGAACTCGTCGTGGAAAGGGCAACATTATTGTTTGCTCTGCAGACGTTGCTTCCGCTCTGACCATGGCTGGTGTTCTTGATTACACTCCTGCCCTGAATGCCAATCTTAATGTTGATGACACCGGAAATACCTTTGCTGGTGTTCTGCAAGGTAAGTATCGTGTTTATATCGATCCTTATGCTGCTAACTTGACTTCCGACAACGCAACTCCTGGTAACCAGTATTACGTTGTTGGTTATAAGGGTTCTTCACCTTATGATGCTGGACTCTTCTATTGTCCTTATGTTCCTCTCCAAATGGTTCGTGCCGTTGGTGAGAACAGCTTCCAGCCCAAAATCGGATTTAAGACCCGTTATGGAATGGTTGCAAACCCATTTGCTGAAGGCAGTGATCAAGGTCTTGGAAGACTTCAGGTTAATGCTAACCGCTACTATCGTAGAGTCGCTGTAAAGAACTTAATGTGAGCAATCATTCACATTGATTTTAAGAGACCCGAAAGGGTCTCTTTTTTTATCTAAATAGTCAAAAAAGATCATGGTAGCAGGACAACCTGAAAATAGAAATTTCTTATCTCCAACAGGATTTAAATTTACTTTAAAAAGAACACCTAAAGTTGCATTTTTTTGCAACTCGGCAAACATACCAGATTTAACTTTAGGGATTGCAAATCAACCTACTTATTTGAAAGATCTAGATATTCCTGGGGATAAAATAATCTTTGGTGATTTAAATTTAAGATTTTTGGTTGATGAAAATTTGGAAAACTATATGGAAATCCAAAACTGGATAAGAGGTCTTGGTTATCCGGAAAGTTTGGGTCAAATATATGACTTCCGTACAACTGGTAGTATAAATCCTCCACGGGATGCCCAAGAACAAATAGGATTATATTCAGATGGAACATTGCAAATTTTAACAAGTTCTTCAATACCAAATTTTCAAATTATTTTTAAAGATATTTTTCCTTATTCGTTAGGAACATTAACTTTTGATGCTACAGATACAGACATAAGATACTTTACAGCAGATGTTAGTTTCAAGTATAGTATATACAATATAGTAGATCTTGGCGGAAAACCTTTATGAGTTTAGACCTTGATATGATTCAAAAGATGTGGGAACAGGACTCAAAGATTGATATGGACAATCTTCATACAGAATCTGCGAATATTCCAGTTCTTCATGCAAAATACTTTGAAGTAATTCCCATGCAGCTTCTAA